GACAGTTTCAAACGCATTGATACCACCTACGTCATCACCATATTGCCAATTACTAAAATTAACATCTTTGCTCTCTTGTCTCGCAATTCTTGATATATAATTTTTGAGACCTTGCTCGCTAAATTGTAGTTTGTATTTATCCCGAGAAAGGACATACAAAACTAGCTCCTTATGCAAAGGATGATGCTTACAGTTCTCCAAAATGGAAATCGTGCGTATTGCGAAATAATCTGCACCACTAATCTCATCCTTTGAGAAGTCTTGGAACTTTTCTAGGTAAAGTATCTTCCCTAAAGCTCTGTAGGTAGGATAAACTCCAACATAACGTCCATCTCTCATGTAATCACTGTGATATAGTGATTGTAAATATACAGCATAGTCGTCAGACACAACTGTCTTGTCCCTACTAACTTTAAGTCCATATTTGGTGAAACACCTAAATAATTCATCAGGGTCAGAAGTCAAGTATACTCCGTCATCTCCCTGAATTTGGCATAGATTAATGTATTCTACAACTTTGCAACTTAAAGCCACCAGATACTGGACGATAGAGTCAATCTCGTTAGTAAAAACTGACCCTGAAGGTACTCCATGAGCACCATGTATTATACCTTCCGGTGTGACAATAGGTATGGTTTTGAATCTAAGTGCAATCTGATCAATAACTGCATGGTGTGACTTCTGGAATAAAGTCTTGATGTAGTTGAATCCCGCAAATTGCAAACCACCTTTTATTGTTTTATCGTATGATTTGAAGTCAATGGAGACTATTTTAAGTTTATGTTCCTTCGCCGTATTAATCAACTTAGTAAGCGCAGTGTCTATGACATCTGGTTCGCTTAGAGCGGATCGCCATGGCAAACGTCTTTGATACTCAAGTAAAGGTCGGTAGTAGCACATTTCAAGAATAGTGTCCGCAATACCGAAACAAACTATATCTCTAGTTTTACCACCAAATTGAGTCCGTGTGAACAGTATGGCTGGGTAAGATGATTTTAATAACTTGTCCATTATACCCAAGACTATGCCTTTAACGTTTACCTTCTTCAACATAAATGGAAGTCCCGAACTTGTAGAATTTTTAAGGTAAGGGATAGCTTTCTCATAACTAAGGGGGCGTAATTGAAAGGGCTTGGAAATATCTGCTCTAAGATCTTTACCAAGTTCAGAGTCACCAAATGACTCAAAGAATTCTTCCCTACGCTCAGACCAAGGTTTCGCTTTAGACGATGGCCCTACTTTAGAGCGGTTTGACAACTCCATCTCCATTAGAACTGGGTTAATAACATTAGAATTTACTTTGACTATTTGATCCCAACCTTTAAGGATCTCAAGTTCACTGAATGATTGTAAAATGGGGCTGCTCAAAATTTCAGTAGTGCCTGTAAGTATTCTCTTTATATTATTGGACACCAGTCGCCTAGCTTCATTAGAAATATCAAGACTAGTTATTGGTGTGCTGTAAAACGTTTTAACCATGATTCAGATTTTGTTGTTATTTTGATGGACTCAACTGGTAGGACGCTCCCAATCGCGTTACTAATTAGAACAGAAGTTTGG